TTACCTTTATTTAAAACTTTACAGCCAGGCTGTAAAAAGAATGGTAAATTCTCTAACATTAGAGTTAGCCTCGCAAGCATTTCTCTTGCAGTTGCTCCTTTATTGGCAAGAATACCGATCTTCTTATTTGAATTAAATACTAAGTAATGAAGTAGCCATGCTATTGACGTGATACTTTTACCACTTTGACGGCAAGCTAAAACAATACTAAAACGATTATCTTTATAATGGTTTACAAGATCTTCTTGGTACCCTCTTAATTTAAATGGAACTAATCCTTTATCTAAACTAATTACCTTAACATATTTTTCGCAGAAGTATGAAATATTATTCATACATTTCTTATATTCAATTACTTCTTCTTTAGTAAAGCTTTGTTGTACTCCATCCGCTTTAATAAAGGTATTACCATTATAAGAATTATTTTTCATCTTTAATCAACTTCGATTATATTGTCAGCGTTATCATCACCTTTTAATAAATTTTGTAACTCTGTTGTAGTGCCAACAAAAATACTGTTATTTGTAGTGGTGGACGCTGCTTTATTTTCGTCTTTAATTAAAGCCTTTCGTTGTTTTTGTAAATCTAAAAGCTGCCCATTCATTTCTGCGGTTTGCTTTATTAAAGCACCAAGAACTTCAAAAGCACGAGGATGTTCTGCGTCAGCTGCTAAGTTATGCATCTGCTCAATAGCTTCTCCACTAGTATCAATTAAACTTTTAATTTGATTACGCGCTAATTCAAAATCCTCCTCGGTATCTGATATAAGCCGTTCTTGAGTTGGTTCCTTTTTTAAAGGTTGAAGTTCCATATTATTTTTCATCTCACTCGGAATGTTATTCTCAAGTGATTTTAAAATTTCTTTTTTATCTTTACCCATAATATAATTTATTTAAAAATTAGTTTAATCGTCTGGCCAAATATCTCTATCTGGATCTAATGGACCTAAGTTAATAACACAATCAAAATCATCTTTAGTTTGAGCTCTCAGTGCCGTTTTAACTTCAACGCCGCCAAAGGCATCTTTGCCTTCTTCTTCCATAATACTTACATCAATAGCTTTAATTAAACCGCCGTTATTACATGGTATTAAAGGCCCTGCAAACTTAACCTTAACGCCAAAGCTCAATGTATATATAATAGTTCTTCGTGAATCTTTAATACCACCTTGATACGAATCTTCATGATCAAGGGAGTTTAGGCTTATTGGAATATCTGTTATACTCTCAGGACCTTCTAAACCTTTTACTGAAAGCGTATATGAAGGGCTAAAGAATGGTAAAATTTGTTCAACGATTTGAAGAGCTTCGTCTTGAGATCTAGATAAAACATTTAAATCAATTGTCATGTTATAAGGTACTGCTTGAAATACATTAAAGCAATTTCCATCAGCGTCCTTTTGTATTGTTTGATTAAATTTTGTTAACTTAGTAGCAGCGTCATATGTAATATCAGCAATCTCAAATGACATTCTTGGTAATTTAATAGCAATAGATTCATCAAGGGTAGATTCATTTATTCTTGCCAAATATCTTTCTCTTGGCGCATAGGCTAAAGGAACTCGCTGAACGCTTGTTAACGCGCCATCAACTCGCTTACCAATATAGATATCATTAAATAATGAGCCAAACACACTAATGATCTTTCGAACATTGGCATGGTAAAAATAATCGTGTCCTAGCATAATTTTTTATTTATTGGAAATTAAATGGTTCACCGAATGGATTGCTCTCTGAAAAGTCAATAAATTCTAAACCGTTAGCCGCATCAGCAAATGTTGCATTACCTGCCCAATGATCTGAATTAAATATATCAGAGTCGGAATCGTCAAGGCTTCTTAGTTCACTTATAATTAAAGAGCCGCCGCTTTCAGTGCCTAAGAATGATGTGTTAGCCTCAATATTATGGAAATATCCGTCATCAAACGTTAAAGTGCCAACTCTCATTTCTTCAACAATTGGGTCACTATCTGGAACTATATTATATTCAAAGAACTCTGTATTACCAGTTATACCGCCGGGTGTAGTAAATGTTAATGTTTCTCCATCAATAAAATTTGGTTCTGTTTTGGAATCAATAACAAAAGTAAATCCTTGAGAAAGTTTTTCTTGTATGTCATCAATATCGTCAATGCCTGTATCAATTTCTTGTCCTTCATATTCAAACTTCTCGCATGTAAGAGTAAATAATGGTAAGTCTTGTAATTGATAAAATGGTTTTTTAGAATCAGAATAACGAATTTCAAAAATAGATTTATAAAGAGGCACATAAATTAAATCGCCTTCTCTTGGACGCACTGCATCATCAGCATAACCGTGACGCTGAATAAGTTGGTTCCATCGATACTTAGCGACGCGCAACGTCATTTCATCTCTAACTTCTAAACCAAACTTTTCATAAATTTTAGAATCTCCTTCAAAGCCCTCCATTTCCTCAACATACATTTCAACTTTGAATGCTTTATCAAAGGTTGAAACCACGTCTTCATTTAAAACAAAGTCCCTCTTAATAATCTTACGAGGAATATAATAAACGTCAATGCCATGAATCTGTATGGACTCTATAACAAGAGACTCATATAAGTTTTGTTCAGACTTAGCGCCGTTTTGAAAATATTTATTTAAAGCCATTGGTATTATATTTTAACCACAATAAAAATCAACGGGTGCTTCATATTGTAATTGCCATCTTTCTTTAAGTTCTTTTAAATCTGTTACAGCGTCATCATAAATTGGCCTCCCGTTTATTGTTACGCCGCCCGGTAGTTGCATTCCTTCAAATTTAATTAGATTTGCACCCCATTGTTTTTTAAGAAGTAGTGTTAATAATTCTTTTAAAGCCATATCATTATATACTTCAGGATATGAATTTGGATCTATTGTTTGGTAACATTCAACAAGAATAAAATTTCCAACGCCGGCATAACCTGTAATATCGCTATGTATTTTAATTGTATTTTTGTGGCGACTATATGAAACCTGTTGAGAATGACCATTTATAATATCATCAATTAATGAAAGGTTTTGTTTAGTCATTTCATAGTTTACTAATCCTCCGCCGTTTGATCCATTCAATCCAGCAACATCATTAAGGTGCATTTGATATTTAACACTAAACATTCCACCAAGACTTGATGAATTTAAACCTCTGATTCGAGTTACGCTTAATATTGAATCTGGTAATTGAATTTCCCTATTATCAATAGTATCTTGCGTTATCTCATGTTTAACAAAGGTTCTTACTACTGCATCTGAATGGTACTCCTGATAAAATTGAATAGCTTCATCAATGCGATCATCGATTTGATCTTCATCAAGGTTAATTTCAATGACAGGAGCGCCTAAAGCTCTTAAACAATATTCTGCTAATTGGTCTCTTGTTTCTGGTCTAGCCATACTATTATTTATATAAACTTATTATATATAAATTGTATGAATAATGAAATAGTATACATTAACAAAGGCGCTCGGGAATTATTTAAAAAACTCGGATGTGGAGACATAGATTATATCATGATCTATAAAAAAGAAGGCAATGATATTTACTTTTCTGCCGGAGATAAAGGAAAGTTTAAATCCGATCAAGAAGAAATAAACTTATTTGGCGTTTAAGAACCAACCGTATTTTAAGGCGACCAGTAATAGAATATACCCTTGCCCCAAAATAATAGTAGCAATAAATATCTTATGAACCTTACTAGCTAATAGTTTATTTTCTGCAGGTATAAAAGCTTTTATATGGCAATACGCGGCTAACAGTGTCATCCCTTGCCTAAAAACAAGGTTAGGGAAAACACCAAAACTAATTAATGCATCAACAGGTTCTTTCATTTGTAAATAACCAGCTCCCCAATAAAAAGCCCAGTATGTATTATCAAGAATATTTCCAAGGAACCCAATAAAAATTCCGGTAAGAAACCATTTCATTTTCTCTGAAGAATTGCGAGCACCCTTCTTATTAGCATTCTTTGTAGGCTTAAAAGCTTTAAAGACAACAATGATACATAGGGCCAGCATCGGCAAAGTCCAAGCTATAGATTGTAATTGAGCAAAAGCTTTAAAGTTTTCGTAAGGCGTCATATATTCTATAAGTGTGGTGTTTAAGCAGATAGTTAATAATTATATAATATATTTATAAAAAATATATCTCTAAATAATAACACTAATTGTTTCTCTTAAACTCACGATCGAGTAAAATATCAACCTTTGTTTCAATAGCCTTTACGTCTTCTTTAATTACGCTTAACTTTTCATGAATTGGAGCGGTTTCTGCTAATATTTGAAGTTGTAATCGTTCTTCTTTGATATGAAATGCCTGATCTCTAGAATGTAGTTCATGAATCTCTGCCACTTCTTCTAATAATTTTTTAGTCCCAGAATGTGCTGGTAATTGATGGTGAGTACTTACATTATTTAAAAATATAATACTTGACCCAACAAAACCAGATAAAGCAATACATGCTAAAATAACTGCCAACCACCCTTGAATCGTATTTGGTTTTTTAAATCGTATACCAGTGTCAGTCGCATGTAACTCTTTAATAGTTTCAGCCACGACACGTTTCATTTCGATAGTATATTCGTCTTTTGATTGTGTCATAACAAATGGTATAATATAAAGGTTTGTTTACTTACTATAAAACTTATTTATAAAATAGTATTTTTAATTACCGATTGCTTGCCAACAGAATCCATTGCCAGCAGATCCTGCTCCATCAGCATTATCAATGCCATCTGCCCGATTGATTGTAAACCCTTGTTTGTTATATGAGCTATACGCAAGAACTGTTGCATTACTTCCTTGTTTTGTAAGATGTATAGTAAACATATTATTTGGAAACGGTACTTCAAAGGTAAATATTTGATCGTCATCGGTGTTACTCATAGCAGTTCCAAACTTCATAATTAAACCGCCAGGAAGTTGTACATGGCCACTAGAATTAGCCAAGGATACATCATAAGGAGCAGCAGGAGATGGAATTCCACCTGAAGTATTTGGAAATACGGTATCATCTCCAATTGTTAATGTATTACCAGCTTTTATTTTAACATCACCGCCATGCTTAACTTCTAAATCAAGTTCTTCTGAAGTAAGCGACCCTTGGCCTCTAAATCCAATTCCAGTATTACCAGGTCCTTGATCAATAAATCCCCAATCGGCGTCTCCATTACTACTGATAGCAATTCCACCTTCAGTAATACTTAAAGTACTATATGGTGCTACAGAATCAGGTCCAATCCTTGTTTTTCCATCGCCTTGAATTAAAAACCTATTATTAAAAGTAGCATCATTAGCAATAACTTCATCAGGATCATCTCCATCTGATATAACGCTATCAATAGAATCAAATCTAAATTCTGCTGCTGCAACTCTAACTCGGTCAGGCCCAGTTGCATTTATATCTGAATCATTTCCTTTAAATATGATTAATTCACTTTTCTGAAGAGCATTATCATATCGACGCTCTCCTATGAATGATCCAGTATCTCCATATGATCCAGCGAATCGAAGATAATTATGATTAAAGACATTAGGATCGTTTGACTTTTCGCCTAACATTATATTACCTTTAACGTGTAATTTTTCTAAAGGATCAACCGTATTAATACCGACGTTTCCATTTTGTATAACACGAAGTTTAGGAATATCAGTTGTATCAAAGCTGTTCCAATCACCATCGGTATAAATGCTTACATAGTCGTTGCTGCCTAATCGTAAATCATCCTTTTGTCCTAAATCTGTATTAGGGATTTCAGTGGTTCGAGTTGCGGTAATTAGTGCTAATGGCCAAGTGTTGCCAGACCCAGCCTCAGAATAATCTGATCCAAAGCGGAGGGTATCAGTAACATATAATATACCATCTATTTCAGTATTACCAATTACTTGTAACTTGTTGTTTGGCGTTTCAGTTCCAATTCCAACGTTACCATCTTGAGTTACGCAAAGATCTAAACCGCTGCTTGCAGTAAAACCAGATCCTCTG